TTAAGTGGCCTTTTTTCTTTTTGTACTTCTGATAAGGGTCAGTGCGGGAGTTTTGCGGGACAGGTCTTCTGTCACCTTGTTTGCGGCATCTATCAGCTGGCTTAATTCAGCCGCAGAATAGTGTGTTGTGACATTTCCATTTGTATGGCCTAGCAACACTTGCCGGTCTTCATGGCTTACACCAGCCGCCCGTAAGCGTCGGCCAAAGGTGTGCTTTAAGTCATGCACCCTCACATTGGCGAGTCCTTCACAGAAAGGCCGCTTAGTTTCTTCTGCCATCCGCTCTGCTGCCCTGTTTCTTGCTTTACGCCAGGCGTGATCATTCATTCTCGCAAGGCACCGGCCTTCGTATGGGAATACCCATTCCTCATCAATTCCGCGTTGATTGCTTATAACCTGTTTTGCCATCTCATTTAAAATGATCACTCGGTCATCTCCATTTTTTACACCGCGTGCGCCATCTCTTCCGCCAAAATTCCAAGGCACTACAAAAACGCTGGTATTTAATTCCGGGATTTTTACTTCCCATTCCCAGCGCAATTTGCAGACCTCTTGTTCCCGTACTCCAACATTCACTTTAAACAATGCCATTCTCTTTAAATGCTCTGGCAGTTCTAACATTAAATATCGCTGCTCATCAAAATTAAGAGGGTAGGGCTCGCGGGCGGTTTCTTTTTCATTTAGCTTGGCAATCATTGGAGGTGAATCAAGCCATGTCATCCCGTGCTCATCGCGCCAACTGCGAGAGGCCAGATTTAATACCCGGATAACTTTCTCTAAGGCCATATTGATGGTTCGATGGCTAACCCCCTGTAATAGGCGGGCCTCAATAAATGCGGCTAATGTCCCGTCGTGTAATTTATTTAATGGGCAATTACCAATAAATGGATCCAGCTGAGAAAAAATGAGGGCTGTTAATTTAATAGAAGGTTGCTCCAAATTATCCCGCAAGTATTTCGTTGCGGCTTCCCGCCAGATCCGCTCTGGCCGAATGCCATAAACCGTGGCATTACGGATTGCCTCTAACCTGTGGATTAAGTAGCTTTCTGCTTCTTCCCTGTCGCCAGTGCCAGTGCTTTCGCAAAGTCGTCCGTACCCCTTAATTTGTTTGTCGATGTGCCAGGCACCTGACCGGAGCGTAAGACCGGTGATATTCTTTCTTGCCATGTTGAGATCTCTTTATGTTGTCTTTCTACGGGGCCTGTTTTCGGAATATTGGCAGCTGGTACTCGGCAGCCATTGATACGCTGAAAGCCGACGTCTTGTTTGTATTGCGTCACCCATTCATCCAAGTCGAGACGGTCAAATGCGACGCCTTGAATGCCGATAGGAACGGCGACCACATTAGGCTCGACTGTCTTTGTAAACTCGTTTTTATTCATGCCCAGATAGGCAGGGGCATCGCTTTTACGGATAAGCCTTGGGAGGATTTGCATAGAAGTGTCCTTTTATCGGCCTGCAATGCGCTGGGCTTTTTGTTTGGTGGCGTTATGCCCTTGCCAGTCCCTGGCGCACTCTTCGCAGCAGAACACCGCATCATTGACAGCGACCGCGCTGCACCAGCGGCATTCCCCGCTGGGCAGAGGGGTTTTATCTTTGCTTAGCTTTGCATTGACGTAGTGGGCTGCGATGGCGTTGCAGCGCATCAGCTCGGATACGTCGCTGGCTTGGTCTATCTTGTCGCTCATGGTTCAGATTCCTGTTCAGATCGATGAATGATTCAGCTGCTTACGTCGGGCTGGATGCGGCAGGCGTAGCAGGGCCTTGGTCGTGCTTTAAATTTTGTTTTTGGCGTCGATATAGGCCTGAGCACCGTACTTCTGGGCGTTGATTCTTGCCCGTTCACTCAGATCCGGCGGGGCCTTCTCTTTTCTTATGCCTTTATCATTAAGTGCCTGATCCAAAGTGCTAGAAACAGTTAAAGCCACATGACCTAGGGTCGAAGGCTTCGCCCTCTCCCTACGCTTGCGCTTCGCTTCAGCGGCAAAGGCCACCCCTAAAAACACGGCTTCTTGTTTCTGCTTTTGGGCGCGCTTCATTTCGGCCACTTCGTGCGGGCTGTATTCAATATGCGATGCGCCCTTAAATGGGCCTTTTTGGGCCTGGCAAGTTTTACCCAGCCGGGCTTTGCCTTTAGCTCCCCATTGCACCTTCCAGCCTTCCTTATGGGTGAGCACCTGGCCACGCTGGCTTTTTACGCCGCAAATAACAGCAACCACTTCGCCGTAGCCGTTGATTTGTTCGCGCTTTACCAGCTCCAGCGGATCGTTTTCCATGGCGACCATATAGGCTCTGAAGTCGCCCTTGTCTGCGGCGTCCCATGCGCTGCCCAAAATGCGGGTAGGGCAAACGATCTGGCCATCAAGATGTAAGTCGCGTAAAGCAGTGAGCGGGGCCAGTACATCGGCGCGGCCTGACCGCATGGCCTTCATGGCTTCGGTAATACATGGCTGCAGATTGCCGTCGATTAGTCCCTTGGCGGCTTCAGCAATGGCCGGCTCTTTATCCAGCGCAATCAGTTGCTCTAACAGGGTTTCGGCGTCTTTGCGCACGCGGCGGGATTCGCGGTAAGGCGTGACCGGCGCGGTGCCAAACATCTGAAACTGACGACGGCCTAAAATACGCGCCCAGACCGTTGCACGCTGTGCGCCGCTGATGGCACTCATGCCCGCCTCGGTATCGCCGTCTACTTTGTAGCCGTCGATATTTTTGGCGATGTAGGCGATGGCATAGGCCACAGCGGCGTAAACCATATCCTGGCCTTTGCGGGGTTTGATGGCGTCGATTTTTACGCGGACTTTTTGGGCGTTTTTTTCGTTGGGTTCGGCTTGCAGATATTTATCCCGGATGATCTTCAGGGCTTCGCTGGCGTGCTGCGGTTTCACAAAAAAGATTAAGTGCCAGTGCGGGGTGCCGTCTTTGTGTGGCTCTAAGGTGCGCAGCCCCATAAAATCAATTTCGGCTTTGCTAAATTGGGTACGGCATTGCGCCCAGCATTGGGTCAAATAGCTGGCGGTTTGTTGTTGGCTGTAGCCATTCCATTTCTTATTGAGGATCAGCTTTAAGTGCGGTTTTTCGCCAACGCTGGTGCAGCGGTGATAACAGCCTGGCGCCGTCAGCGTGATGGCATAAGCGCGGTAGCCCATTTCTTGCGCTCGTTCGGCCATGCCCTTCATGCGGACAATTAACTCAGTGCGCTTGTTCTTGCCGTTGGCCATGCTGCCTGCCAGTACATTAGCCATATCGATCACTTCACCATCGGGCGAAATAGCCACCGCTTCGGCCATGGCCACCGCGCTTTGTTGGGCACGGATCACCATCCGTTCTAAATTCCATGGGCTGACATAAGCCTGATCTTTACCCATGCCGATACCGTAGGAATAAGCACGGGCTTCGGCGGCGCGGATAGCGAGGGTACGCAAGCGCTTACTCCACCACTTATCTGACTTGATCCGCGCGGCCAGCTCCAGCACATAACGGCGCTGGGACGGTTTCATCTTCTTATATTCAAGGTGCTTTACGCCGTGCTCGGGTAATACGATCCAGCCACGCGCCACCACCATTTCTAGCAATTCCAGCGGCTCTTCGATATTTGAGCAACGGACAGCAAATTCTTTGGCCTTGGCGCGGCACTCGCTATCTGTGGCGGTTTCCAGCCATGCTTGTAAATTGAATTTAGGATTCATTGCGCAGTGGCCTTGGCATACCACGCGTTTTGCAGCGTGGTTTCGCCTTCTGCGATGACACTACCCAGCAAGCCGCGTATCTGTTTCAACTTGGCGGATTCACGGGGCAGATCAAATTGATTCAGGCGGGCCATTCGGGCATGGATGGCCGCGTCGGCTTTTTGTGCCCAGGCGAGTAAATCGGCCAGCTCTTGGTTTTCTGCCTGGTTTAATACCGGCAAAGGCTTGCGCTGTGGTTTCAGTGTGGCGAGGACTTCTTCACCGTCATCCGCATAGATAAAAGCAGGGCGCTCTTGTTTTACTTCTGGCAAAGGCATGGCTGGGGAGTTTCTGACCATGGCTAAAACCCGGCTTCGCGCATCAACATTGATCTTTGTTGCCACACAACGCTTAGGTTCTAAAGCGCTGACTGGTAAATCAATCCTTGCTTGTAACTGCTTTGCGAGAGCGGCCATGTTTTATCCAGACGTGACAAAGCCCCAGCGGCTGTTAAACAGGCGCGGGAAGGCTTAGATAAAAGGGGGATTACTTCGGGTTAAAGCGCGAGGGTGAGTTGCTGTTCTTTAAACTTTGGATCATTAGAAGGAGGAAAGTCAGTCCATTTAAAGACTTCATGATCTTCGCTGTACTTGGCGACCCTGGCCTCTGTGATCTGGAAGCCTACTTTTAGCCTGGCGCCACAGCATCGGCAGCCGATTTGGGCGGTAGTGGCTGTTGGAGTAATCCGGACGCTGGTTCGCGTATGCGTTTTAGAATTACAGTATGGGCAATGAATCTCTACGGCCATGATGATTACTCCAAAGCTAACAAAAATTACAAAAGCAAAAGGCAGAGCCACAAACGACTACCATTCGTCGGGCAAAACGCTTATATTTCTTAGCGTTACTTAAACGGTCATTAAGCGGCTGCCGTATGTTCATTGCAGATTAAGGCCATTCCTTCTTGGCTTTCATGTTCCTCTTCGGGGATTTCAATCCCGCGAAATGCGAGTCCATCGATGACAAGCATTCGGCACATTGCAGCTTCAGATCTAATATCTTTCTTGGCCATACCGCAGATCAGAGATAGCTCTGCAGGGCTTAATCGCAAACGGATACCTCGCTTGCTTAATATGCCGCGAGGTTGCCTCGGCGTTACCTGACTGGATTCATTCATTAATCTGCTACCATTAGAAGGACTTAGAGTGTCTTTATGTGACGCAAGAAAATTTATAAATCAATTATCGGCAGATTTCGTTATGTTGTCAAACAAAGAAGAACGATATCTTCGTATTTCGAGCCGTTTGCGTGAAGAAAGAAAGCGTCTGGGGTTGTCTCAAGCAGATCTTGCAAACGCACTAGATATCTCAGTTCGAGCCTATGGTGGCTATGAAAAGGCTCAGGTTATAGCCCCTCTTTCGGTATTAGTTACCCTTGAGGATTTAGGTGCAGATACGCACTACATTGTTTCTGGCGAGCGCTCTTTGTCTAAGCTTTCACCTGAAGATGATCAATTGTTGAGTGCCTTCCGATCTGCGACCGCAGAAGCTCAGTCTGCGATCCTCGCTGCTGCTACTGCCTTATCTGGTGCAGGTACTGTAGGTAAAAAGCCAAAGCCAGCGGCAACACAGATTTTTCACGGGGAAGTTGGTCAGACGATTACCGGTGATATCAATGCCAAACAGACATTTAACTTTAAAAAATAGATGAATGTAAAAATGTATGGCTAATTCTGACTGGAGTATCAGTTGAATGAAAAAACCCGCAATTTTGCGGGTTTTTTTATGGCTGGATGAAGATGAAAGATCAATCATTCTTGGGTGAGGTTGGCATAGTTACAGGTCAGGAAATCAATATTAAACACGCTTATTTTTATACCTCCGCGTCACCACGTTTACTCTTAGCTGCATGTGTAATTCTGTCTTTTGCTCTCGGAGTAGTGACGGGTAGGGACTATTTGCCTGTACGGTATTCTTCGGGGGATCAGCCCGCCATGACAGAGCAAAAGGATGACCCTCTGGTACTGACAATCAATGCGAGTTCTGCTGTTTAAATTCTCAGTAAACTGAAGGCCTATATTTGAGGGGCTTAGTTTTTCTTGTGGCGGATAGATTTAAGTTAATAACTCCGGAGTTATTGACTTGTTTGCATTTGGGGTTATAATAACTCCATCAGCAATAAGGAAGGCCAGTTGAATGACGAGTACAGAACTTATAAAACTGCTGATGACTGATGGTTGGTACAAAGTTGCAACGAAGGGGAGCCATCATCAATACAAACACCCCACGAAGCAGGGGCGAGTTACTGTTCCACACTCTAAGAAAGATTTACCAATCGGAACGATTAACAGTATTAAGAAACAAGCTGGCCTGAAGTAGGGCCGGTTTTTTTCCTGACAGTATTGGAGCTAAAAATGTTTTATCCCATTGCAATTGAGTTAGGCGATGATCAGCACGCATTTGGCGTTATTGTTCCTGATTTACCTGGCTGCTTTTCAGCTGGTGAAACATTGGATGAAGCCATCAGTAACGCGAAAGAGGCTATTTCTTTGCACTTGGAAGGACTAGCTGAAGATGAAGATGCAATCCCTGAAGGGAGTATGGTTGCTGCTCATGTTGGTAAGCCAGAATATGCAGGTTTTATATGGGGCGTTGTTGAGATAGATGTCTCGCGCTACTTAGGTAAGGCTGAAAAAATCAATGTGACCTTACCCGGCTTATTAATTCATCGTATTGATGCCCGCACAAAAAACCGTAGCGGCTGGCTGGCAGAGGCTGCGATTGAGAAAATCGCCCGAGAAGCACACGCTTAAGAATTGATCGTTTTAAAATGATCTGAATAGAAGAACGGCGGCCAGATGGTCGCCGTTTTTGTTTATCCGTCTACCTCACTAGCCTTCACTTCCAGCTCCAAAGCCGTGGTGTAGCCGCTATCGGTCAGGCTATGCGTGGCGCGGCTGATGATCCAGTCTTGCTTGTCGATGATGGGCTTAAAGCCTGAAACGCTGGCGGGTAGTTCGGGGAAGAGTTCGGGGCGGCCATAGGCGAGGGTGATTGAGAACTGAGCCACGCCGCGCTGCAGTTTTTCCCACTCTGCTTTTGCGGCCCGTTCGGCGTTGGTTTTGCTGGCGTAAACGTGTCTTAGGGTTTTGACGTTATCGTCTGCGCCTTGGATGACTTCACCTTGCCCAGGGCCTGCTTTTTTCCTGGGTTTGCGTTTTACGGTGGTGGTTTCTTTCCTGGCCGTTTTGGTGTTTTGCCATGCGGCTTTCACGCCGCTATATGCGCCCCGGTCTGCAATGCCAAAGCGGTGACTATCCCCAGACTGGCGCGTAATCAGCACCTTACCCAGGGGCTGGCCGCTGGCCGTGGTGGCCTGACCTGCTTTCATAAACAGCAGGTTGCTGTCTTTGACCGTGGCAATGGCGTCAAACATTTTAGCGAGGCGGCTTAAAAAGCTGGCGTCGCTTTCGCTGGTTTGATCGATGTGGCTAATGGCTTGCCCGGCTAAGTCTGGCCCGATCCGGTGCTGGATCTTGTTTTGTTTGGCGATGGTTTCCACAATCGCCCCCACGGTGGTTTGATGCCAGGAGCGCTCTTTCTTAACCGACAAGCCCGCGCGTAAATCGGCACTGCGGGCGCGGATGGTGAGCTGATCCGGTGCGCCGCTGTGTTCGACTTCATCGACGGTATATTGGCCCTTATCGACCAAGCCGCTATCCGACCAGCCCAGCGACACGCTGACAACGGCCCCGCGTGGCGGGATTTCCAGCCGGCCGTCGCTATCGTCCAGCGTAATATCCAGCTGGTCCGCTTCAAAGCCGCGATTGTCTGTCAGGTTAACCGACACCAGCCGGTCGTTCACCAGCTTAGTAATATCCTTGCTGCCGACTAAGATTTTAAAGCGCGGGGCTTTGTGGCCTTCATTCATTGCAACAGGCCCATGATGGTTTCGAGCGGGTCGGATGTGATCCGCTTCAGGCTTAAGTTAAATTCAATTTTGCGGGCTGAGCCGTTCTTGTAAAACAGGCTGCGGGTGGTTTTGATGGATTCGATCACGTACTCGCCATAAATCCAGCCGGTGCCTTCAATTAAAAAATATTCCTCCCCTGTATCGGCCATTTCTTCCAGCGCCAGCAAAGATACCTCGCCCGCATTCAGTTCTTCATACAACACGCCGCTGAGCGCGATGGTTTCCGCATCTGGCCCTAAAAACTGATTAGCCGGGCCGATACCAATTCGCGTCTGGTTGGCGTGCCGCCATGACTTTGACTGCTCTAAAGTTTGGTAAGGGGCGCTGGCCAGCTCAAATACAAACATACCTAAGACCATCATCATCAGTCGCTGTCTCCTAAGCGTGAACGGTTACGCGCCTGCTTCAGGCGGTCGGCTTTGGCGATTTCTTGCGCGACCAGTTGCGCCAGTGCCTGTTCGTTCATCCCTGGCGCGGCATTGATCGTGATTTGGATTGATGGCGCTTGGCTGTAACTGGCTTGTGCAGACATGGGCGGGCGCTGATCCAGTTGGATATCGGCCATGGCTCCCAAGCTGGTGCCGCCAATCATCAGGCCACTTGCAGCGGTCGCCATTTTGCGGGCCATGTTTTTAATGGTATCGAGTGGCGCTTGCTGGCTGTCGCTTAAGCCTTTGTCCAAACCTGCGACGGTATGCCGCCCGATCTGAGCAAACACGCGGGAGGGCGAGTGGATATCAAGCGCTTTTTGTACTGGTTCGGGCAGCATTTTGGCCAGCTCGTAGAACTTGCCTTTTAACCAGTCCCATTTACCGGCAATGCCTTGCCATAAGCCGTCGACCATCATCTGGCCATAGCCGGTAAAGGTGGCGGGGAGTTCCAGGCCAAACCAGCTGAAGACCTTGGCAAAGGCGCTGTAAAACAAACCCAGCGGCGACCAATTGAGGATTAAAGCGCCGATCCCTGAAATGCCACCATTAAACGCTTCTTTGATCTGATCCCACAGGCCACCAAAGAAGGCCTTAATCGGCTCCCAATATTTGTAAATCAACAGGGCGGCAAGGGCGATACCCGTGACCAACAGGCCGACAGGATTCATCAGCAGGGCGCGGCCCATAAATAGTGCGGCATTGCCGGCCAGGCTTAAAGCACCGGTCAACAGGCCATAACTCCATGTGGCGGCTTTGGCTAACACTGAGCCAATACCCATTTGAATATTCATCGTGGTCAGGGCAAACCGAACCATGGCAAAGGGGCCTAACAGTGCCGCTGCGGCCAGGGCTAAGCCGCCCAGAATCGCCACAATAGCAGCAGCGGATACGCTGACTTTAACCAGTGTCGCGGCCAGCTCTGGGTTGGCCTTCATCCATTCGCCTGTTTTACGGATAACGTCGGTGATATTTTGCAGCAGCTCGCGCAGGGGGCTGTTGCTGCCTTCAAACATTTCAATGCCCACATCTTCCCAGGCGGATTGCAGCGTCTTGATATCGCCCGCCGCGTTGTCGCTCATGGTGGCTGCATTTTTACTGGCTTCTCCGGCGGATTGTCTGAGGGTGGCAATCAGTTCTTGCAGCTTGCCGCTACCGGCTTGTGCGGTCAGCACTTGCAAGGCGCTGAAGGCTTCTTCACCGGCAATATGCTTAAAGTATCCGGCCCGCTGGGCGTTCCCCATGTTTTTAGTTTTTGCTTCCAGCTCGGCAAGGATGGTCGGCAGGTCGCGCAGATTGCCTTTAGCGTCTTTGGCCTGCAGTCCCAGCTCTTTCATGGCGTCTGCGGCCATTTTTGGCGGGGCTGACAAGCGGGACATAATGGCGCGTAAAGCCGTACCACCCATACTGGCCTGAATCCCCGCGTCACCCAGCTTGCCGGTCATGGCGGCGGCGGTTTCCAGATCCACGCCCAGGCCGGCAGCAACCGGCGCGGCGTATTTCATGGTTTCGGCCAGCATTCTTAAATCCACATTCGAGCGCGTGAACGTGCCGACCAGCACATCGCCTGCACGGCCCATCTGTTCTGCGTTCAGCTTAAAGCCGGTCAGAATATTAGAGGCCATATCGGCAGCGGCGGGCAGTTCTACCCGTCCGGCCTTGGCTAAATCGAGCACACCGGGCATGGCTTTTTGAATCGCGGTCGGATCAAAGCCTGCCATGGCTAAATAGCCTTGCCCCTGTGCGGCTTCGTTGGCGGTAAAGCTGGTAGCTGCGCCTAATTCCCGCGCCTGTTTGCGTAAAGCGGCAAGCTGCGGGCCGTTTTTATCCAGCCGGGTGAGTGCCTGTACGCTGGACATTTCCGCGCCAAAGTCTAAGCCCGGACCCATCACCCGCTTAGCCGCATACAGCGCACCGCCGCCCGCAACGGCCATACCCGCACCGGCTCCCGCCAGATTGTTTCTGGCGTTCATGCTTCGGTCGTAAGTCGCCCGGGCGGCGTGCTGGTGCTGCATCTGCCGGCCTAAGCGTTCCAGCTGCTGTTGTTCTCTTTGCAGTGCGGCGCTGGTGCTGGTGGCGTTTTGTCGTAACTCGCGCTGATGCTGGGACAGATTGCGCGTAGAAATACCCGCCGCATTTAAGGAGGTGCGCAGGCTTTGTTGCCGGTTAACCAGCTGAGTGTGGCGGGCGGCCAGTTCCGCTGCTTCTTTTTTAGCGCGGTTAAATTCTGCGCTCATTTGCCGGGTTGGATGGGCCGTGGCGGCGAGACTTCTGCCCAGCGCGGTGGCGCGTTCCTGGGCTGCTTTCATGTGCTGCGAGGTCTGGGCGGTATCGCGGGTCAGCTTTTTAAACGAGTCAATCTGGCCCTGGGTTTTATCCAGTGCTTTCATTTTGTTTTTAAGTTCGCTGACTTGTCTGGCTACTGCCTTGCTTTGATTCAGTACCCCTTTAAACGGCGCGGTAAATTGATCAATTGCTTTTAACACCACTTCTAATCGTAAATTTCGCGCCGCGCTCATTAGTGCTCCTGTGCCAATCGTTCTAAGGCAATATTTTTGTATTCCTCGCTTAACTCACAGCCCAGCCAGTCGTAGCCTTCCAATTCCGCCGCCAGCAAGGTCGAGCCTGATCCGGCGAAAGGGTCCAGAATTAAACCGCCTGGCTCGCAGATCTTGATCAGATCGCGCATTAAGTCGGTGGGCTTGCCGGTGATATGGAACTTGTCTTTTTGTTTGACCACTTCCTTATAAACACCGCGCAATACGCCCACATCGCGGGCCAGTGGCATATCGCCCTTACTGCCCCACACAATGTATTCAGCCTGATTCCTAAAGCGGCCCATTTGTGGCCGCACGCCTTCGCCCTTGTCCCAGACGGCAATGCCGCGCCAGGTAAAGCCCGCAACCTGCAAGGCGTCGGTGGTCAGCGGCAATTGTCGCCAGTCGGTAAACAGGCAAATGGGTGCGCCGTCTTTCATGACGCGCAGGCATTCAGACAACCACAGCGTCATCCAGCGCAGGTGGGCGCGTTGGTCGCGGTGATCGCCGGTAAATTCAGGGTATTTGCGGACGGTGTCGTTGTTTTGGTATTTCTCGCTTGTGCTGCGGTTTTTAGAGCCGATGTGTAAGCCGCCCGAGGCGTAAGGCGGATCAGTGATCAGCGCATCAACCCGGGCGGCGGGGAGGGATTCTAAGAAGGGCAGGCAGTCGCCTTGGTGGAGGATATTTTTCATGTGTTGTTTTCTGGGTTGTATCGTTTGCGCGCTTCTTCGCGCCATTCCATAAGATCCGATACCGACATGTCGTCCATCGCCGCCGGGGGCCAATGGAACACCATGGCGATATCGGCCATGGCTGAATTTACGCTTGCGGGTAGTCCGCTTTGGCGTCCTTCGGCAATAAAAAACCGGCGGTAATCCCGGCCAATTGCAGCAGGTCGGCGGGGTCCAGATTGCGAACGTCCTGCTCGGTGAGCGCAGGGTCTGAAATACGCGGCAATACCCGGGTGATGGCTTCCACATCCATCTGCAGTAAGTCGCCCAGCTTTACACCACGCAATGCGCCGCTTTTGGGTTTGATCAGCGTAATACGGCTAATCGTTTGATCGCCGCGCGTGATGGGGGTATCGAGTTCGACGGTGTTTGGGTTTTTTTCTTGAACATTCATTTTTGATTAAATCCTTTTCATTACAGGCCAATGGCGCTGCGCATTTTTGCGAGGCGGTCGGTACCGTCGATGATTTCGATCATGTTCACCGTATCGATTTCCACCAGTGTTTTGCCGTTCAGGGTCAGCTTGTAATAGCTGAGGGAGCTGGATACTTTGAACTCGGTGTCGTCGCCCGGCTTGGCGCTGCCCATATCGATTTCTTTATGCCGCCCGCGCACAATCACTTCGACCGCATCGACTTCTTCCGAGTCTTCCCGCTGATAGCCACCGGCAAAGCGCAGCAGTACCGCGTCGTGTGTGGCCGCGCCAAAGCTGGCGAGGATTTCGCGCATAAAGCCGCCGTAAGTCGCCGACATTTCGAGCTTTTCAAGTCCGAGGTCGATATCGACCGTGCCGCTCATGCCGCCGCCCCGGTACTCTTCCATCTTGCGGCTGAGTTTGGGCAGGGTCACTTCCGTAACCTGTCCTGCAAAGTTGATCCCATCCATAAACAAATTGAGGGCTTTTAACTTACCTGGTAAAGCCATATTGATTCCCCTTGATTAGCCGACGCTGGCGCTAAAATTCATCAGGTATTGATCGGTGATGCGCTGGCGCAGCTCCAGGTTTTCCAGAGGAGGGACGGGAGTGTAGTCATAATCGATGATGAGCTTGCCCGCCTTCAGATCCTCTTTCCCGTTGGCCTCAACATCCAGCCAGGCGTTAAAGCCCAGCAAGTAACCAGCCGAAACCCATGCGCGGCCCTTTGCATTAATCCCTTCCAGAATGTCTTTGGCTAAGCTTGGGGTCATGGGCTGATCGATGGCCCACATATGCGCTTCGCCCATGGTGTCGGCGATGACTTGGGCGCTGCGGGTGTAGTTCTCAAACATAAACAGCGGATCAGCAGACAGGGTACGGTTGCCCCAGAACACAAAGCCTTTGGCGCGAACAATGGTGGTGATGTCTTTGCCATTGAGCAGGCCCGCGTCGGTATCCGGGTCTTGCAGATCCCAGAATACGTCCTGGCTTAAGCCGGTCACGCCATTAATCACCACATTGGAAAGCGTCTTATGCCAGCCGGTTTCCTTATCCAGTTTGGCGCGTAAGCCGATGGCGTAGGCAACGGCTAAGTCGAGGCCTTCATCATCAAGGCCGGACCAGTTGGGATTCTTAAAGTCTGGCCAGATCATCATTAGCTCGCGCTGGCCAAAGTTGGCGCGGTACTCCAGCGCTTCTTCCACGCTATTGCAGCCGCGTGCGCTGATGTAGGCAAAGGCGCGAAGCTTCTGGCAGATGGTTGCCAGCTCATTGGCGACCAGCAAAGTGTCGTAGCCCGGTACGCCCAGAATGCGCGGTTTTACATGCACGATGCTGTTGGCGGCGAGTAAAGCTTTAAGGCCGGTAAAGCGGCCCGTTTCATCGGTGCCGCCGATGATGTTCTGCTCGGTTTCTTTTTCGTCTTTGCCTTGCTCGACGCGCACCATGACGACAATCGGGCTGGTCTGTTTAGCAATGGCATTAAGCGTGCGCAGCATGGTGCCTTTTGTGCCTGCTTTGCCAATGGCTTTTTGTACGTTGGTGATCAGTACCGGCTGATTGAGCGGGAAGAACTTTGCATCTGCATCGGGTGCGGTGCAGACCAGGCCGATGACGGCGGTGCTGATGGTTTGAATGGTGCGCGTACCCTCGTTAATCTCGATAACGCGCGTACCATGGTGGAATTGATCGCCCATGATTTCCTCGGTTTGAATTGACCGGGCCATCATGAGCGTTTACGGCTGAATTCGCTTTCACTGGGGATTGTGAAGCCTTGAACGACACCGCTTAGGCGGGTGTTTCGCTTAAAACCTGCGCTAATAAGCTTTCAAGCCGTTCTACCTTTTCATTTAAGGCGAGCAATTGATCGTCAGCGATGACTGGCGGCGAGTCTAAAACCAGCGGTATGGGCTGAGCTTCCGTGATCCATTTTTTACCATTCCAGACCGCCCCTTCAAAATACGGCAGCAGGGTGAAGCCTTCGGGGATCGGGCCTAATGTATCAATTAAACGCGCTGCGCCGTCGCTGGTCTGGTATGCAATCATCTTTCGGTAGTCTTCAATCAGCGCCCAGCACTGATCTGCCTTATCCCGAATGATGGCTTTGTTTTTAGCAGGTCTGACTTTGGGCGCATCCAGCACCGCACCGGCAGGCAAGCCGCAATCTTTAGACACCCACATTTCAGCCTTGCCGATATATTCGAGCGTGTGGGTATCGTGGCAAAAGCAAGGCACGACGCCGTCGTGGCTGGCAAAGCCGTCATGATCGAAGGAAACCGGCGGCAAGGGTTTTGTTTCTGGCCGCTGTTCCGGGCGGGTGTTGTCAGGTTTTGTTGTGTTCTTAAGCATTGGATTATCCCCACCGAACGATGTAATTAAATGCGACGTTATCCGGGTGTGTTCTGCCCTGCGGGCCATCAACTGTGGCCCTTGCTCTTGCAATCACATAATTAACACCCGGTTGCCCCCCACCCCCTGAGTAAGACAGCCAGCCGCCATCATCAAAGGGGACGGTGTGCTGGTGCTCGCCCACATTGGCGGCCTGATAGCTCAATACGGTTCGCCCCGGATCAATACCGCGCCCCGCGTCCCAGCCTGAGATATACATGCCGCGCAGGTCGGGCAGGGTGGCGCCATAGAGCGAAGCAAGGACAGGGGCTTCGGCTGGATTAATGCCTTGACCCTGTAAAAAGATCCAGCCAGCGGGCGGGGTATTGCTCGGCCATGGAACAGGGACGCCGGTTGGTAAGCCGAAAGAGCCATCGACCAGCTTGTCGGCAAACCGGCAGGAATCCACCCGCACACCAAAGGTGTTCTGGCCATTCCAGCCCATAAGGACAGGTTGTGCGTTGACCCATGGCATTTCTGCATCGCGGTTATTAACAGGCGAACCGGTGGGGGACTGGCTGGCACTTGCATCAAAAATCACGTGCCCTCCGCCGTAATTTTTCCAGCGCAGATTGTGAACGATCCCGTCATAGTCTCGGGCTGGGTCTGCAATGCTGCCCGCTGGATCGCGTGATTTCAGGTAATAGGTATGCAGTTGGCTGGTGAGAACACGGCCATCGCTGATCGACATGATTTTAGTCGGCAGGTTGCCGTCGCCATTGGTGGTCGTGCCAAAATGCAGCTCCCCCCAATTGCCAACGGTGCCCGCTCCTTCTGCCCAGATGGCGGCCACATTAGAGACAGCGGAAACATCTCTGAATGAATCCCAGGTAATCGCCCCTAAAATCTGCTTAGTCTCGCTGGGGTTCTTTTTTTCAAATACGACCCGCGAAAAATCAGCGGCTTCAGTAGCTTGATTCAGCGTCAGGTTTTTTGTCAGCAGCGTACTATCCTGGCGCATCTCCCAGCGCCCCAGCGCTAAATCCCCCTCGCCCGTCATTTGAAAGACGATGGACGCCCCGTAAGCGTAGCCATTGCGATAGGTGCCGATCCTGCTCAGGATCGAATAGCCTTGGGAATACTGTGTTCTTTGTGAGACAAGCCAGGACGCTTTGTTGTCCAGGGGAAATTGGGTGTAATTGTGGAATGCACCCTGTGTCCAGCTATACAAACCGCCTTCAGAAAACAATTCCGCATTCGAGTTGTACACGCCATTGATAGAAAGTGATTTTCCTAAATACGCTCCAAGTATTGGGTATCTTTCATCCGCTTCGCCCTTCAGGTAATAGTGCTCGCCATGCGGGTTAGGTGCGTTGACGTGCTCTTGAATCAGCCCCCTGGTTTCCCCTTCGGTGGTGTATTGCGGGTGCGGGTCTGCGGCCTGGCTGTGGGCTGTGTCTGCTTCATCTGCATGATGGATCGCTTCATCGCGCCCACGGCTGCCTTCTTTGACTGCGGTATCGCTGAGGTCTTTCTTTAGGCCGGCGTTGGTTTTGTCGGAGATTTTTTTGTTGTAGTAATCTTTTGAATGCGGGTCGTCATCGGCAATATGCTGCTTCATGGTTTCTTCGACCAGCTCAATGCTGGCGATCCCAATATCCTGGCTGACGCTAATTGTGACGGCGGCGGTGTTGCTGACAACAAACACCATTCTTAAGGTTTGCACCTTGCCCGAGCCTTCTTCTAACTGCGGCTTGTAACTGGCTGGGCAATTGGCGACGGCGATCAGGCCGCCTTTGTCGTCATAGATCCCCATTTCCCGAATCCACCAGCCGCCGATATTCTCTTTAATGATGAGTTCGGCAATCACCGTATTTTTGCCCGCTTCGGATTTAAGCGAGTTTAAAGGGCTGCGGTAGTTCTCTTTGATCAGTTGGGTCTGGTTTTCATCGGGGGTGGTGTCGTTGCCGTTGCCATCGCCTACGGCCATTTTTTCAATATGGATGGTTTTGTTTTGCGCGGTGGCTTCGGCAATTTGGGCTTCGCCATAGGTGGTCAGGATTGCAAAGTATTTTTGGCTCATAGGGTGTCGATTGCCTTGGGGTAGATGTTGATGACTTCGCCCTGGTATTGGCCGACGCCGATATAGATCAGGCCGCGTGGCTCGACGCTGATATTCATTTCTATTAAATGGCGCGAGAGCGGTTTGGCTTCATCGATTAAATAGTTCAGCTCGATCTGGGTTTCTTCGGTAATGCCGTGGTCTATCGTTTTGACTTCCAGCCTGAAGGTGCCGCGCGGGCCGATGGGGTTTTCTTCCCACCATTCGGTGATCTCTAAGCGATAGCCCAGCGGCTCGACGATGCGTTTAAGTGCGCCGATGGTGCCCTTGTGCTGATGCACAAAGAACGATTGCCGGATCACTTCCCGCTGCACCGGCTCGCTCCAGTTCTCGTCCCAGCGATCCACTGAGAACGCCCAGGCTAAATAGGGCAAGGCGGCCTTGGGGCAGGTGTCGGCATTCCAAAGCGCCGCCAGCAGAATTGGCAATTCTTGGCCGGATTGGCAGCTGCTCGCTATGGCGCGTTCTAATTTGCTTGATCCGGTTGGCAGCAAGGATTTAGTCATCGATGCCGCCGACGCTGATTTCCACTGCTGTGCAGTGCGCGGCCTGTGTTTCATCAAGCACCACATCTTTAGCCGGCGACACGAGTTCAACACGCTGCACGCCTTCCACATGCAGCGCGGCAAAGATGGCCGATTGGCGGATATCGCGCCCCATGCGGCGCTGGGTGCTGATGTATTTTTTAAGCTGGGCGTGGGCGGCTTCTAAAATCGGGCCTTTTTCCGGGCCTTGATAGAGATATAAAACGGCAGTGACGGCGTAATTGACGATGCTGGCCGACTGCACGGTAAGCCGATCGCCAACAGGGCGCACATCTTCGCCCGATAGCAGTAGCCTGACTTTACTGAGCAAATCAGCGGGGGCGCTGCCGTCGCCATCGTTTGCCAGCACGCTGACGACCACTTCACAGGGCTGGGGGCTGATGGCGCTTGCATCGGCCACACGGGCGTCAGCCGATAAAGCATGAAAGATATACGCCGATCTTGGTCCTGCCACGCTTAAGCCTTCAAAGGCCCGCTGGCCCCGTGCGCGTAATGAATCATCAGATTCTAAAACCACATCGGTGGGTGGTACCGCGTTTGGATTGGCGGGCGTAATCACAAAGCGCTGCACATTAAAGTTGGCGACCAGATGGTCTAAATCGGTCCCCTGGCTGAACGCCAGCATACAAGCCGCGCCACGCTCGTTAATGCGTTGCCGCTGGATCACTTCACGGTAAGCGTTTTCTTGTAACAGCTTGGTGAGTGGTTCAGATTCCAAAGTAAGCACGGCGGCCGCATCGGGATAGAGCGCAATCAGTGCCGCTTTGCGTTCATTAAAGATCGTTTCAAAATCCAGCGCCTCGATCAGGTTGGGCGGGGGCAGGCGGGAGAGGTCTACTTCTTGGCTTTTCATGGCTTAGGCTCGCAGAGGAATAGAAAGCGCCACCGGCTGCTGGCCGCGCGGGCCATCGATGCGTTCGGCTTCTACGGTGACGCTGAGTGCGCCGTGTGGCTGGCCCTGCTCTAAAGTGACGCGCTGGGCGCGGATACGCGGTTCCCACTTTTTAAGCGCGGTGGCGGTGGCGGCCATGACGCGTAAGCGGGTAGCGCCGTTTAAAGGCTGATCGATCAGCTCGGGGATTTCAGAGCCATAGTCGCGGCGCATTAAGCGGCTGCCCAGCGGGGTGGTCAGCACATCGGCCACTGATTGCTGGATATGGGCCAGATCATCAATCGAATGGCCACTGTGTTTGTTCAGGCCCGCCATTAGGTTGGCCCGCCGGTATTGCTGCCACCGTGCTCTACGCCACCGTGAGTATGTGAATCCAGAGCCACGCCATTACTGGTGATCGCGCCACCGCTTTGGGTGATTGGGCCGGTGATCGTCGTTGCTCCGCCCCCTTCTCCGCCAGTACCTCTCATGCCTGCGGCGTAGCTGAATGCGCCCAGTACATCGGCTTTACCTTTGAAGGTGCTGTCGCCCTTAATGACCAGATCACCACCCACGGTCAGATTTCCGGTGGTGGTGGTTTCCGGGCAATCTACGGTGACATGATCTGTGGCTTGAATCTGCGCAGTCTTGATGCCGGTGGCGCTGAGTGCGCCGCTGGCGTAGTTGTAAGTCATTACCGCGCCATCAGGGTAGGCAGTGCAACAGAGGTCAGCAGACTGGCTGGGCGCAGGCATCGCATCTGAAAACAACCCGGGCAACACCACACCCGCGCCCACTTCACCCGACTGGCTAAACAGAACGACTTGCTCGCCGATGCTGGGCGGACTCCATACGCGGACATTGCCCGCGCGGGCGGTGAGCCATGGCAGCCAGTCGGTCAGCAACTCGCCACTTTGCACACGGCAGAGCGCGCTGGTGTGATCCACTTCGGCGACGGTACCGATACGGATCAGGCTTTCTAAAATTCGGGAATGTTCGGCTGTTTGATTCATCCAGCCATAGTGCCGCGCCTGTGCGCGATGTTCACGCACAGGCGGGTGTGAGGAGGTTTTTTACATTAACGACTGGTTTTTTAAACTGTGCTACGAAGTGTTTTTGTTGTTAACTGGACAGTCTGGGCTGAATGCTTTAGGGCAGTCCTTCTCTTCAGTACAGTTGTATTCGTGCTGGAAACATACCTCGCAGCTACCCATCTCTGATACATCATGAATGAATTCAATCATTATTATGGTCTTGTTAAAGATGTTGCAAAAGAGTGGTTTTTTAAGCTTTCTCATGACATTTTCCTGCTGTTGTAAACATAGTCAAGAGTGCCATCACGACGATGATCAAAAAAATCGGGGGAAATGAAAAACTGATAAACGGCAGGGTATCTTTATCATTGAAATAAATTTCATAGCTAACTAACCTCACTCAAATTGACAAATTACTTGCTAATTTGACTGAGGATAGCCTCTGCAATGAGTTCATCATCGCTTTGGCTAAAACCCAGCAATTCACGCGCTGCGTATTTGTGCCTGATCCCGCGCTTGGCATTGACGGTATCCACTAAACCAAACTGATGAACACGCGCCAGGCGGTTGGCGCTGGGGCTGAAATGCACGGTGGCCCCGTTGGCGTTGCTTTGGGTTTTTAGGTGGCGGGCGGTGCGCAGCTTGGTAAACAGCTTGCGCTTAATGCGTCCGCCTTTTTTTCGCATCTGCGGCAAGCGCGGGGCGTAAGGCGTGCCGTCGGGGTTTTGGTTGGCTGCAATATGGGCTTGCTGGCGTTTACGCAGTTCGGTAGCGAGGCGCTTATTCATGCCGCGTAATGCTTTGGCGTCCAGATTACCAAGCAGGCCAGAGGCCCAGCCTTCCAGCGCTTTAAAGTTGTCGCTCATTCAACTGGCCACGGCTGATCGCGCAAGAATAAAGCCCAGTCTTTGCCCGCGTATTCATCCAGCGGCGGCTCGCCGTAATGGGTAATGACGGGCTTGCCATCCACCTCTCGCACCACCACGCGCTCGGTCAGATTGATCTTTATCGATAGGTCGATGGTGTTGTGGTTCAGTATATCCGCTTCAAAGCTAATGCCGTTCTGGCGCTTGTCTGCATTACTAAAAAGCTCGGGCTGATTGCTGCTTACCCAAGCCAGCACCGGCACCATAATGGTGTCGGGGTGGTCGGCGTAATCCTGAATGATGGCGTTCAGCGTGTACTGATATTCAAAAGAAAGCGATTTGCCCGCTGTGGCAATCAGATGGCCTTCATCAATAAAGATGGCCAGCTTGTCAGGATTGTGGGCAAGGTGGCGCACCGTTTTAGACAGGTATTCGCGCAGGTCGGCGGGCTTAATCATGGGGCGGCCTTAGCGGTCTGCTGGCATTGCAGCACCATATCGACTTGCGCCGCGCAGCTGTGCCATGCGGCTTCCAGATCATCAATCGACAGATTCAGTTCGCCGTTGGTCCTGGCTTGGCTCGCTGGCAGGCGGCAGGCTGTCACGGTGGGACAGCCAATCCCGATAAGCTGCACCGCTGGCGATTTCGGGGCGCTGGCGCAGGCGGATAACATCAGCAGGCAAGCGAGTATCAGCCCAGTCCCTGACTTCTTTGCTTTCATTTTTAAGTTGCTCCATAGCGCGTTTGTTCTTAAGCAGTGCGGTGTTGACGCTTTCAATGCTGCTGCGTAAATCAGCCTGGGCGGCGTCGTTGTCGCTGCTGGCTTTGTAAAGCTGTTCAAGCAAGGCCGCTTGCTGGGCCTTGTCTTGCTCGCTGGCGTTTAATTCCAGTTGCAGCAGCTCGGCTTTGTGCTTCTGGTTTTGGTGCAAATTGATGGCAATCAGCAGCGCGGCCAGAAAGCACAAAGCGATAAGGGCAAGGGCGGTGAGGCGGCTCATTTAACCCCCGCGTAATAGGTTTTATCCCCGGCAAACTTGGTCAGCACTTGCCGCCGGTTGGTCCCTTTACGAAAGCCAATATGCACCCATGCGCCCGGTAGCGTGGGAGACTCTAAAATCAATTGATCGAACTCGATATCAGAGGCGGCCAATACCCTTGCAATCGTTCTGGCCGTGCCAAACTTCGGGCAGCGGATATCTACGGCGCGGGCGGTGGCGTGATCGCTGCTGGCGCTGCCTCCTACCGCTTTATTTAATGCAGGGTTACGCCAGCCGCTAGTAATAATGAGGGGATTGTTTCCGAGTATTGCCCGGACTTTTTCGAGTTGTTCGCAGGTGTGGGTCGCGTTTTCGTGCATGTTTACGGGCAGGCTGTTGTCGATGTTGTACCGTGCTGCGGTTTGGCTGGCGGTGAATTCGCGCAGGCTGAAGTGTGGGGAGAGCTGGGGTGAGGTGTTCAATGTGGGGCTCCTGTTTGAGTTTTAATAATTTCCGGATGGGCCATGCCAAAGCGGCCCATAAATCGCTGACATTGCCGCGCTTAAAGCAGAAATAAAGGCCGCTACATAGCAGTAAAAAGGTCAGCGGCGCACTGGCGGGCGTGATCCCCAGCAGAAGGCGGATCGCTGTGAGGCCGTAACAGACTGTTAAGACGTAGGCAAAAATAGAAATGCTTTTGCTATGGGCTTTGCTGCTTCGATTGAAAAAGGCAATACAGAGCACCGCTAAGGCGCAGGCCAGCACGCTGATGAGTAAATAGAGGTTCATTTTTTGCCCCCGATATTGAGCAAGTCCTCGGGGTGTTCAGCTCGCAAGATCAGCCATTGCAATAGCTTCATGCTGATCGCCCCCGCAATCAGTGCGCCGATCCCCTCGCTGACGACAATCGAAGCGGGCAGGGGGATGGCGATCAGATCCGCCACCAGTTTTGCGGCCACGCAACCGGCCACAAAGGCGGTCAGAAAGAAAACGATCTTCTGTAAAACGCTGAGCTTTTGCGCGGTCATGATAAACACCACCGCCCCCGCAAAGCTGCCCATGAGTACGTCGGCGTGAATCCCTGAAAATAGCCCCGCAATGGTGAGTAAAAACACGGTGAAAGAGGCGGCGGTGCCGGTGAGCGGTTCGGTCATTGGTTTAGTCCCATAGTTGAATCATGGTTGTTTGGATGGCGGGTGGACTGATGTTGGGCAGCTCGATCACGGTACCCATCTTGAGCACTGGCCCCATATCGGCCAGCCTATGATTGGCGGCGAGCACCGCCTCGGTAATGCCGGCAGTTTTGCCGTAAACCCGAAAGCAGATCTCGTCCAGCGTCTCGCCCTGGCTGGCAATGACTTGCATCAGAGCAACTCGACCGTGGCGCGGGCGCTGCCGATCAGATCCCGGATGGCCCAGCGTGCGTCGCGGTTTAAGTCTTCGATGGGATCGCTGAGCTGGTCGGCCTTGTTGTGGCCGTCGCCGGTACTGTCAAAATCGCGGTAGCGCTCGGTCAGGTTGGCTTTGGCTAAGCAGTACACGGCGCGGATGTAATGCCCGACTAAGATGTTCTGGCCGTCGATGGTGTCGCTGTCCACCTCGATCAGGTCGCTAAACCCCAGCCCGATCTGTTTAGCCTTGTACTTGCGCAGGTCTTGATTGGCGCTGGCCATCGCGGCAATCAGTGCCATCTTTAAGCGCGGCGAGGTGACGGTGCCATCGATACGCATGGCGATTCGTGCATCGGCAATATCGATATCCGGCCAGAAGCCGCTGTTCTTAATGATGGGCTCTAAGATTTCATCGTTTTTTTGTGCTGCAATAAATCCCATGTTTTGCCCTTTTAAAGAAGAGGTGGAGGGGGATTTGAAAGAACCTTAAAAGGCTTCGCCTCCCCCTGCCTCTCGCTGCGGGGTTCGCCCGGTAGGCTACTTTTCAGCGGCCTTGTTCTTCATTTCCCGCTCCAGCCGTTCCAGGTCCTTAATCACGCCGCACTTGGGGTGCAGCGCTAAGGCTTTCCGGAAATAGTCGGCGGCAGCGGGTTTATTGTGCTCAGATAAGCCGTAAGCAATGGCCTTAAACAGCTTGGCCTTCACCTGGTCGGGCATATCTTCGGCCTGGGTGATTTCGGCAATCTCTTGAAGCCCGGCTACGTCGATGACTTCGCCCAATGCCCGGCCATTCATGGCGGTATCGGCCATTTCCTCGACAACCAAACACGCCAGGGTGCGCTGGTACTGATCCGGCAGAAACAATTTATGCTTGATCGCATAGCGCACAATCGGCAGGGCGGCGGTGAAGTTTCCGGTGTCGATCATCCACACCATGACGGTCATCAGCACTTCATCCTGCCCGCCGCCCTGGGCGGACAAAGCCCCGCTGATCCATGGTGCGTAATCGGGCAGCATCTCGCGCTTGGCATCGATCTTGCGGCTGAGTGACTGGATCTGCTTAAGCCGTCGCTTGTCGCCCGCGAGTTTGGAAAGCATCAACTCATAGCCGGTGGCGTTGGCCAGCGGGTTGTGAGCGGATACTTGCGCGGCAGTCATGCGTAACAAGTGGGCTTTTGCGGGGCTGATTACGCACCGCCTTTGGGTGGATCGATGGGCGCGGCTTCGGTGCGCTCAGTTGGCAACAGCTCGATGTTTTCAATCAGGCAACCGGCTTCGAACACTTCCACTACGTAAGCATCATTCGAGCTTTCGTAATTGGCGACCTGGTTGTAATCCGGCTCTTCCCGCACATGACGGCGACGGCCCCCGATTTGCCAGTACAGCGACAAATTGGAAAGTGTCGTAATCATCATTGCGCCTTTGGGGAAGAAAGGCACGGTTACAGCAGGGAGACCACCCACTCGTTTTTGACTGATCAGCATATCCATTGCCATTTCTTCGGTCGGGGCGTGGTCTTTGTTGATCTTAGGGAAGTATTTATCGACCAGTAATTCGCTGGAGGTGATCACCACCAGCTGCGGGTTCTCGCGGAACTGCGGATGGATTAGCGTATTGATGGCATCAAAAACAAGGGCGTCTAAATTCAGGTAGTCGCCGTCTTCTGTTTTCCATTGCTTGCCTTCTTTGGTTTTAACGCTGATCGAGCCAACTGTAATCTTGCCCGATGCAGGCTGGCCTTCGGCCATTACATTGGTGGGCGCATGGTCGCGGTACTGTTGCAGCCAGCCGATGTTCACGTCCTGTAAAAGCGGGAATTTTTCGCGGTCGGTTTCTTCGGCGACAGATACGCCATTCAGGCCGATCATGATTCGATCCAGCGCTTGCTGATTCACAATCAGGTTGCGAAGCTTGGCCTGGAAGTCGGGGAACTTGGCCCACATATCCAGCTTGTGGAAGTTAATACCGGTATCAAAATTGGTTTGTTCACAGCGGTAACGGCCAGAACTTAAACCGGATACATCGCGTGGTTTACGCGGTCCCTTTTTGGTATTGGTGCGGCCTGCAATCGTGCCGGTGAGTCCCAGTCCCAGCTTCTCGCCTTCCTGCTCGGTGACGCCTGGCATATTAATTTTGCTGAGAAACAGGCTGGAGAGTTGGACGCGGTTTTCAAGCTTTTGCTGTACCGATGGATCGACGGAGAATGTCTTGCTGATATCGCCTACATGATTCAGGTTGGCAATTTGTTTTTCAAACTTTTCATAAACGAGTCGCGTGTCATTACGCATAAATTAGATTTCCTTTTATATGTTTTTTTAATTAGCAATCTGTGAGCAATTCAACCGCGCCGCCGGTAGCTCGGTCCCGCCCGCCAGATAAATGACTCGGCTCGTTTTCAATCTTTGATTTGAATTCGCGCAGTTCGGCCATTTCGTTTTTCAATTCATCGATGCGGCTTGTCATTGTGCGAAAGCCATCATTGTTTTCTGCGGTTTGCTCGGCGATGGCTTCCAGTGCTTGCTGGATATCCGCAAATTGCAGGTTTTCTTTTTCAGCTTTTTTAGAAAAAATATTCTTTACAGATTCCAGCATCGACACGGCATGCGTTCCTTCTTCTTCGAGTGCAAACTCGATGGCATTGGTGAATAAACAGTTTTTGTTTGTTTTGCGGGCCATCAGCGGGCTGGCACCGCCGACTGAGGCAGAGAATTGCAGCATTGATGTACCCAGGCTGGCGGGGTTGTCGGTGACGGCTAAGCCGGTTAAGTAGGCTTCCCCGGTGCCTGCAAAGTCGGGGTCACACTCGATGGAGGTGTAAACCTTCTGGCGGTTCTGATTCATCGCCACCAGTTCGGGTGTGGGATCAATGGTGGCAAACAGGGCCATCTTGCCGTCGATCTCTTTGGCTTCCAGCGCCACCACATCGCCATAGGATTTAAAAGCGCTGTCCGGGTAAATGCCCCGGATATGCTCCATATTCACCCGCGCCCCGAAAGTAGCCGGGTTGTAGTTCTTTGCCATCTGGCTGAGCCATGCGCGGGTAATGGTGCGGCCATCCGTGGTTGCGCCTTCGGTAGCGACCCGAAATGATTTAAATTTTTTGTCCATAGACCCTTCTGCGATTTGATTGAATAGCGGGGTTAATTCCTGAAGGCACCCACTATCGCCACAAAAGAAAGGGTCATCAATTTGCTTTCGGTGTGAACCGCCAAGCCACAAAAGCCAACAAAATACAGCCGTCTTTGATTGCCTTAGCCTTTGGCTATGGAAAATATAAAGAGCAAAGACCCGCGTATTGAGGCTCGCCACCTGTATTGGTCAGGCTGGCGTATTTCACGGATTGCGGAATCATTAGGCGAAAAGCCCGCCACGGTGCATAGCTGGAAACGGCGCGATGAGTGGGACAAAAAGAAGCTGATTGAGCGCGTCGAAGAGTCTCTGGAATCGCGCTATATCTTTCTTTTGAATAAGGACAAAAAAGAAGGCATCGACTTTAAAGAGATTGATTTGCTCTCGCGGCAAATGGAAAGAGTCGCCCGGATCAATAAATACAACGGCGGTGGTAATGAGGCTGATTTAAACCCGAACATTGCCAGCCGCAACAAGGCAGAGCGCAAGAAGGCCACGAAGAACGATTTCAACGATGAGCACGTCGACCTCATTAAAGACGCCTTTATGGATTCTTTGTTTGCCTATCAGCACGGCTGGTTTGAGGCAGGCAAGAAACACAGCTTCCGCAATGTCTTAAAGTCCCGCCAGATTGGTGCAACCTGGTACTTCGCCCGGGAGGCTTTATTTGATGCAATGACCACGGGCCGCAATCAGATTTTTTTAAGTGCCAGCAAGGCGCAGGCCCATGTGTTCAAGCAATACATCATCGCCTTTGCCAAAGACGCCGCCGATTTAGAGTTAAAAGGCGATCCCATCGTCTTACCCAATGGCGCAACGCTGCACTTCCTCGGCACCAACGCCCGCACCGCGCAGAGCTATACCGGCAATCTGTATGTGGATGAGTATTTCTGGATTCCGCGCTTTCAGGAACTCCAGAAAGTCGCCTCGGGCATGGCCCTGCATTCGCACTGGCGGCAAACCTATTTCTCGACACCTTCCAGCCTGAACCACGATGCCTATCCGTTCTGGTCTGGCGATGCTTTCAATAAAGGCCGCGTCAAAGCCGACCGCATCCTGCTGGACGTTAAACCCGCCAGCCTCGCCAAAGGTCGCCTCTGTGAGGACGATCAGTGGCGGCAGGTGGTGACCATCGAAAACGCGATTGAAGGCGGTTGTAATCTGTTTGATCTGGACAAGATCAAAAAACGATACAACCCCAACGATTATCAAAACTTGCTGATGTGCGAGTTTATCGATGATAGCGCCAGCATCTTTCCGCTGGCTGAATTGCAAAAGTGCATGGTCGATAGCTGGGAAAAATGGGAAGACTTCAAAGCCATTGCCCCGCGCCCCTTTGGCCACCGGCCTGTGTGGCTTGGCTACGATCCGGCTTTATCCGGGGACAGCGCGGGCCTGATCGTACTGGCCCCGCCGCTGGTGCCTGATGGCAAGTTTCGCGTGCTGGAGAAACGGCAGTGGAAAGGCATGGATTTTGCCGCGCAGGCCGAAGGCATTAAGCAGATCTGCAGCCAATACAACGTGGCGTATATCGGCATTGATACGACGGGGATTGGGCAGGGCGTTTATCAACTGGTTAAACAGTTTTACCCAGCGGCGAGGGCCATCAATTACAGCGTGGAGATGAAAGGGCGCTTAGTCATGAAGGCGCAAGACGTGATCCGCAAAGGGCGCCTGGAGTTTGACGCGGGCTGGACGGATCTTGCCGCCGCATTTATGGCGATTCAAAAAACCATGACCGCCAGTGGGCGGCAAGTCACTTACTCGGCCAGCCGTTCAGAAGAGCTTAGCCACGCCGATCTCGCTTGGGCATGTATGCATGCCTTACTTAATGAGCCGCTCGAAGGCTCGACTTCCACTAATTCCGGCTTTATGGCGATCTATTAAATGAAAAAACAATCTTTTTATCAGGCAAAAAACAAACTCACGCCAGAAGCAAAAGCGCCTGATCAATCTGTGGCTTTCACCTTTGGCGAGCCTTCCGCCGTGCTCGATCGCCGCGAGCTGCTGGATTTCTTAGAGTGCGTGAACAATGGGAGATGGTACGAGCCGCCGATGTCATTTGATGGCCTGGCTAAGACTTACCGCGCCACCGTTCACCATTCCAGCCCCTTACAGGTAAAGCGCAATATCCTGTTAAAAACCTTTATCCCGCACCCGCTGTTAAGCCGGTCGGAGTTCTCCAAGTTTGCGCTGGATTACCTGATCTTTGGCAATGCCTACTTAGAGAAGATCACCAGTCGCACCGGCAAGGTGCTGGGCCTGAAACATGCGCTGGCTAAATATATGCGGGTGGGGATGAAAGAAGAGCAATACTTTCAGATCCTTGATTACGCCAATGAGCACCAGTTCCAGCAGGGGGCCATCTTCCATTTATTAGAGCCCGATATAAATCAGGAGATTTACGGCCTGCCTGAATACCTGTCGGCGCTTAATTCAACATGGCTGAATGAATCCGCCACGCTGTTTCGCCGCCGTTACTTTGCCAATGGCAGCCACGCTGGTTTTATCCTGTACATGACAGACGCCGCGCAGAACGAAAGCTATATCGATGATTTGCGCACTGCATTACAAGGCAGCAAAGGCCCGGGCAATTTCAAAAATCTGATGGTGTACGCCCCTGGCGGCAAGAAGGACGGCATGCAGATCTTGCCCATCTCTGAAGTGGCGGCGAAGGATGACTTTTGGAATATCAAGAACGTGACCCGCGACGATCAGCTGAGCGCCCACCGCGTACCGGCACAACTGATGGGCATCATCCCCAACAACACTGGCGGCTTGGGAGACGTCGAGAAGGCCGCCACGGTGTTTGCTTATAACGAGATTGAACCACTGCAGGAGCGGATGAAGGAGCTGAACGACTGGCTGGGGGTGGAGGTGATCCGGTTTAAGCCTTATTCAGTAATTGCAAGTTAAATACAATATCTATTGATTCTTTTTAAGAGATGGTGTTTTTATCCTCTTCTTCTTTAGATCTTTCTTCATAAATCATTAACCATTTATAAGCAATAAAACAAGATTTCGCTGTTAATTCTCTTAATTTTTTATTGTTCATGTCTCGTGATCTGAGGTCAATTAAGTAGGATGCTCGGCGTGAAGTATGAATTGCTCTCGCTGCTATTTTGTTAATGCTTAATGTTGTATTTTTCATAATGCTATATTTTTCCTATTAAATAATATGGTTTGTATTTTAATTTTTTCTTTTAAAATAATAATCATATTGTTTACTATAGATAGACGATTTTTATTTATTTTGCATGAGGATTTTTATTTTAAGTCAGACCAGCAGCGTGGTGAATTAAAAATAGTATTGAGGGAATTTTTTAGTAAGTATCAGGCCGCGTAGTAGCGGGCCATTTTTATGGTCGTCAGCAGGGCAGCTTCTACCCGGCAGTTAGAGCGATCAATTACAGCGTGGATATGAAAGGGGGCTTAGTCACGAAGGCACAGGATCTGATCCGTAAAGGGCTGCTGGAGTTTGACGCGGGCTGGATGGATCTTGCTGCCTCATTTATGGCGACTCAAAAAAATATGACCTCAAGCGGGGGCAAGTCACTTACTCGGCTAGTCGTTCGGAAAGCTATATTGATGATAAGCAGCCAGCCCGTAAGTGCGGGCTTTTTTACGCCTGCATTTTGAGAAGAATCTGCAGTCAGCGCCCCAGCGCGCGCCCTCGTGACCCCGCCACGCCTGCCCACTTAACCCACTATTTTTTGTGCACCTGCATGAGGAAGGCTCAAGCCGCGCCAAATATGGCCCTAAACGGTAAAAAATGCCCCTATAAAAGCTTGCATAATTTGCGTATTACTTGCTTATTATTGCGAGGTATGAAATGCCTGTCGTGTCAAGGGGGGCATAATTTTACTTCTACCTATGATTCTTTTTAGGGGGGGGCAGTGGAAAGCGGTTGGATGGAGTTAAACTACATGCAGCGATGGAAATTTATCAGTAAATTACTACTTTATAAAAGTTAATTACCTATATTAATTATTATAAACAATTAAGTTATAATTTTAATTCAAACATTTCAGAAGAATTAGTCATTTTTTTGAAACCAAATGACTCGTACCAATAAATTAGAATTTTTGTAGAAACAGTTGGATCAAGGCTCCGTGGTGTTAGGTAAATTTCTTTACGATTATGATCTTTTGCTAATCTTAAAATTTCTTTAACTATTTGTGTCCCATGCCCTTTATTTCTATGTTTTTCTTCAACTATAATTTCATATAAATGCAAGTATGTTTTGTTTTCTGGTATTTCTAGAGATATAAAAGCTAATTCCTCTAAATTTAATTTGGCAATATAGTGGATAGTGTCTGATCGCATTTTTGAATTTTTTATTTTATCTAATAAAAAATCGGACAATATGGTCGATGTTGGATTTATTTTACTTAACGTTATTTTCACAAAATTATACCCTAATCTTCAATGTGGTAATGGATAGTTGAATGTATCAGTGATGGTAATGCTTGATTATATTATTTTTCTGATGCTAGCTCACTGATCCATTAAAAAATCATGCAGTAGCTAACTGCAACATAAGAAAGTGACTTTGCAGTTAGCTGAATAATAAATAATTAACTATAATTTCCCTAAATGAATTTCTGGTATTTTGATTTTACTTGAAAAAATCATTACTTCTTCGCCAACTGTTTTATTTTGGGCGCTATATTGTAGAGAATATTCAATTTTTCTGAAATCTCTATAGATTTCACGAATCTGTTCTGCATTGTCGTAGGATACAATCCAGTTCAAAATTTTTGATTGACTTAACGCTAACATTATTTCAATATGATCGTTGTGACAATAAAAATTTCTATATAAATCTTGTCCCTTTATATAATAAGGTGGATCTAGGTATACTAATGCATTTTTATGCAAGTCAGCAGGTAAATTCTTAATTAGATCTGCCGTGTCTTTGTTGTGTAAAATAATTCTTGATTCATAAGCTGCAATTTTAGTAATTCTTTCTAATAGATTTTTTTTTGTGTATCTAACATCTAGCTTCCATTTTCCTGATTGCTCTTTTCCTCCAATAACGCCTGCTTTTAAAATCCCTGAACGATTTGTTCTATTTAAGAAGAACGTGGCAAAGCCTATTTCTAGTAAACTATGATTTATAGTATCTGAGATTATTGCTTTTTGCTCATGCCAAGTTGCCATATTTACAGGCGTGTCATTGATTAAGCGGCAAAGTTCATCAGTTTCATATAGGACAGAGTGCCAGAAACCATGGACAGCTGGGTCAATGTCATTGATATGTATCTTCCGAACATACTCTTGCATTAGCAGTTCAATAGCTACTCCTGCCCCCCCCGCGTAAGGCTCAACATAATGTCCATCATGAAGATTGTTTTCTTCAATCAATGACTTAACGTAGTAAGCTAGCTTGCCCTTGCCCCCAGGGTAGCGCAGCGGAGTATAAAATGCCATTAAAATTCCATCATTAATATCTATTTATCAAGGCAAAGAGTAACACGTAAGCGTTAAGGCTGGCCAGTCTTAACGCTGGACTGTAACTTGTGTCAACGTTGTGTTTTTGGGGACCAAATAGCTTCAAGTAAAGGCTGAAAATTGTCCCATTCGGTATTCACAATATCTCTTGAAGGAATCATGTGTTGGTTATGTACATATTGCTGGATTGTCCCATTTGCATTTAGCTTTGCTTTAGAGAATGCGCCGATTGAAGAGCATTGTGTTTGTGTTAATAACTTAGCGGTTCTCAAGTAGTCACTACACATAACTACTTTATCGTGCAGTCCTGGGAATTTGGGGTGGTCTTTAAATATAATTTTTTTTCTTTCAATAAATTCAGTTAGAGATAGGTCAAGAAAAACGCGCAACATAACTGATATAGAAAATGCTGTCGTATCATGAGTCATTTTTGTTTTCAATTCATTGAATATCTTGGAGCATTTTATATTTCCATCAAAGTTCAATTTTAAAGTTGATGGTATTAAAATATTTCTGTTTGTTTTTGGAATTGGTTTGTTTTTGTTAATGATGTTTTCATCGCTATTTGTAACAGATTCATCTTCTTTTTTTTCTTGAGAGCCATTCTCTGTCTTTTTTGTTTCATCTTTTTCTATTTCATCTTTTTCTATTTCATCTTTTTCTATTTCATCTTTTTCTATTTCATCTTTTTTATTTTCATTTGTATTTGATTTTGTTGCTTTTTCTTTTGCGTCAGGATCATTTAAACGCCATGCATTTGGAAGTAATTCAGGGTTTTCTATAATTTCAAGTTCATTAAGAAAAACTTCACGATCTTCTGTTGTATAAATTCTATTTACACTAAAATCAGGCTTCTTTCTTTCTAAGTTTATATCAGTCATTACATTAAGAATTTTTTTAAAATTTTCAATGAATGTTATGTAAGGTATTGAGCAATACAAAGAACCATCTAATGATGTCAGGCCAAAGCGAGACATTGTTTTTTTATCTCCAAAAAGTCGGCTAAGGTTTGTTGCATAGACAAATTTCTTGTTTTGAATGATTTCTTTGTATTCATCTTCTTGACTCATCATAAATGCATAAAGTTGACTTTGATAAGAGATTTTTCCATGCTTTGCCCTGTAACGATCGGCTTCGGGTGTTGTCCAACGTTCACGTCCAACACCTTTATTATCACCTGTATGTTTCAAATTAACCCAGTGTACATAGCTTTCATCTTTAACTATAACTGAGCTAACTTTAGAAAGACTTATTATAGTTTTTTCTTTTATCTGAGCAAAAATCTTACGAATTCGATTGTTTTCAGATAGGTCCGGCTGTGCAATTAACTTTAGAGCGGTTGTTCTTCTATTTCCTTCGGCAACAATATAAAATCCAGGCTCGTCAGGGCTTTCATAGACGATAAGGTTTTCTGATGGATCAATACCATTAATTGAAATATCTTTTGCTAATCTTATTATTTTCTCTTCTTGAAGTTTGAGCATTAAATTAATGGCTGCCCGCTGGTTATTTACCTCACTTGGGAAGCGTGGATTTTCAAGGTCAAGTAATAGCTTGTTGATGCTTAATTGTCGGATGTCATTCATAATAACCGCCTTTTTTATTTGATAGAAATGATTGGCATGCCCCGGGCAATGTTTATTTCATTCACTCTGTTTATTAATGATGTCATAAATAAATCTTTTTTTAGCTCATTATCACAATAATAACCAACGTACATTTTAAATGAGCTAGCTGAGTTTTTTGCCCATTTTTTGCAGTGATCTATTTTTGTTATTTGCTCGTCTAATATTTGGTGGACTTCCGCTTGTACTACTCCTGCATCTTTAATTTCAGAAATAAAAATGGCTTTTTCTTTTTTGAATTTTTTAAAGAATTTATCATCGTTTTCTAAACCTACTATGTAAGCTATCATTCTGCGCTCCAATGCAACATTTTTAGCATCTGGTAGCAATAAAAATGTATTTTTTGCTTTGATTCCATTAGTGATGTTTTCTTTGACATCGGGATCTAATATTACAATTGATTCTTTTAATAAATCTGGGAAATTTTTACATAAACTAATGAGGGCGCTATACGGTGTACCTGGATTTTTTGTTTCACTTTCAAATTTATACTTGAAATTAAATGCACTAAGTATTTTTGTGCTTTTAACTATTTTCTTGAAGAACATTAATGCACAGTCATCTTCTAGAAAAATAGATATTTTTTTATTATTTATTACTTCAATTGGTTCTTTAAAAGTCAGCTCTTTGTATGCTAAATTGTAGTTTGGATTTATCAATATTGGATAGTTGTTGTCACTTCCAACTTCAGAGCAGCTGAAAAAATTAATAGTAATTCTATTTGCACTCATGTTTGAGAAATGACTTGTGTAAATGTCTTGTATTAAGTGTAAAGAGTGTGTTGTAATTATTATTTGAACTTTATATTTTTGTGCCCAACTATATAAGAAATTTAGTAGTTTTATTTGTGCTACTGGATGCAGACTTGCTTCAAACTCATCGATGCAAAATATGCCGTTTCCTTCTGATGAGCTAGCGTCAAAAGATCTTACATAACCTATCATTTTATTAAATATTGCCCCTAGGTTATCTTCTCCTGAGGATATTGATTCATAGCCATATTTAGCAGATGCACCTACTGGTGCAAAAGTTGATTTATTAACCCCATCCTTTACTGCTGAAAAACTACCAAATCCATTTTTTGAGAAAACGGTTTCATAAAAATTTTGCTGGAGTTTTTTTTCTTCCGCGCTTAGATCAATTGAGATTGGTGCCGCATTAACATCAACCATTGGTAATAAACGTTTCATATTTAAAAATGAAGTGTTATATTTAAAGTTACCATCTCCTGAATTCGCCCCTGAAACTACGACTCTAAATCGGTTCGTTTTTCCAGTCACGTAATAGACTCGCACTTCTTCAGATAATAGCTTGTTACTTCCACATATTTTAATGTTTAGATCATATGAATATGGTTTGTTGTCATGCTCGTTGGAAAGTTTAAACACATCCTTAAAAGAAGTTTTTAATTCTTTTCCAAAAGCATCCTTTATTAAACTATCAAAAGGATGTGCTAATAGGCCCATAAGGGTTGTTTTCATCGTCCCATTTCTTCCAACAAGGACTGTAACTACGTCGCCGAGAACAATTTTTCTTTCACTAAACGATCTGAAGTTATTAATAAAAATAGAATCTATTTTTTCTATTTTTACATCTTTATTATCTACAATACCCAAATCTTTTTTTGAGTATTTTATTTTATTTTCAATTTTCATGAGTTATATCTTAAAAGATAATATTACAAAGTATATGAAGTGTATTTTATTAGTATTCTTTTGCTTATAAAGGATGATAGCAAACGTATACTTACGTTGAGTACAATAATTTACAGAGTATACGGTGAGCCTACTAAGGCAGTCAAAAGCGGTGTTTTTTTTGTAAGTTTATTTGTTTTTTTTGTGGGTTTTTTGTAAGTTTTTGTGGCGTAGGTTATTTTGTATAGTCAGTCGGGAGTAGTTAGACGTTGTACATATTTTTATAGTGCCCATTGAGGGCAAACTAAAAAATAAAGTTACGAGCACGCGTGCCTAACGTAAAAATAACCGGCTGCGCGCTTTTTTTGCGGTCTGGGTTGAACGTAGGGTTAGTCTTAGTACGCTGCAATTGCTAATAAGAGTGTATTTGCTATCGCGTCAAACCACATGTATAGAAGCCCGCTAGGCCATATGCGAATTACGCAGATGAGAACCCAACATGCGACGAAGCACAGTCAATCGCCCCGGGTTTTCTAGATACTTCCGAGCCGTTCGAAATACTGCTTTTCATACTCTACTAGTGATAACCCATTATTGAAACTATGGCGTCGCCTGGGGTTGTAAAACATCTCGATATAATTAAACACATCTCGACGCGCAATCCTCTCGGTTACGGTAGGTTTGTCGTTTGATTCGTTCCCGCTTCAATAACTGGAAGAAACTTTCCGCGACCGCATTGTCATGGCAATTGCCTCGCCGACTCATGCTTGGCTTTAGATTATGCGCACGCAGCAGATCCCGCCAATCATAACTACTGAATTGACTACCTTGATCTGAATGCACGAGCACTTCTTACTTAGATTGACGCCGCCACACGGCCATCAACAACGCTTTAATCGCTAATTCACGATGTAGTTCAGCGACTTCTGCGACAGGATAGTTGCGTTCTGCCACTTGCTTGACGGCTTCGATTTTGAATTCTTCGGTGTAGCGATTGGATTTACTCATAAGACCTCCTAATAACCTCATTTTGAGGCTCTTTAGGTGTCTAGGAAACCCGAGGCGATTCAAAAGTTAAATTGAGGGGCAGGCCGCTTCTGGCCTGTCCCTCTCGAATGTTAGGTTAGGCTGTAACCACGAAACTACCTTGTAGTACACTTCAAAATGCTCCGATTTCTTCCCAAGAAATTACTCAGGGGGAAGTGTAAGACTGATGCCCTCTAGGCCTGTGTGCTCCCTGAGGCCAAAAGATTTCAGTACACCACCATCGCTTGGGGTTGTGGTTAGCTGTTCTTGCATTAACTTACCATCGACAATTGGTCCAATGAGGCTAACGCTAGCCATAAATCTTGTGCCACTTTTGCTTTTGTCGTTTTGAAATGTGCCGCTTGCAGTAGCCACACCATAGCTACCTTCAGCCAAATGGCCTGTTTTGGTGTACGTATTTGTCGATATTTTTGAAAGGGTAATAGCTGATATGCACCAGTATTTTGTAGTACTTGTAAATGCTGCGGGATGATTAGCTACACAAGTATCTATATCGACGGCACTGTCTGTAACAGAAACCACATCAGAGATAATCAACTCATCAAGAAACTTTTTATCTCTGTTGAATTTGAATAAATTTACAATATTGATTCCGATATTTTGGGTATTGCTAACAAGCTCGTGAAACACCTCGCGATCCTTCAGATCAACTTGGGTTGTCGATGTGGTTTTATTTACATGCGTCCCCAACAAGTTAATTCCCTCACCAGTTTTTGTAACATAAACACCGACAACATTTTTAATTGCCGTAGCCCAATTTATTGCGTCATCCTTTTTTATGAATGTTCGAGTCATGAAATCAGCGAGCGCACCCTGCGAATCAAATGATTCAGCTGCGAATAAGGGTTGCGCAATAAGCGCCAATATTAGGACTGTTATCTTTTTCAT